GGGTAAATATGGATCCTTCATCTTTGCCCCGTGCCTGTTGGCATCATGCCAGACAGGTGTTTCGAGCATCAACTAGCTTCTCAAGAGAGGTGGTTCGCGCTGCTCGTAGATGGGTTACCATGCCCACCAGTCGCCATGCATATGACTTTTCAACGAGTCTAGGCATTGTGATTGCTGAGCCTGCAGCTCGTTTACGACGCCGTCTGCCCTCTGTACGAAAGTGCGCAGAGAAGTTAGTAGTCCACAAGCAAGTCGACACTTTGGTGGACGAATGGTGCTCTGGAATTCCCAACCCTGATATCGTAGAAGTTGGTTGGGCACTCCGTCTGAGGGACCGTTTCGGTCTTCCTCCCGCTTCTGAGCCTACCCGGCTCAGTGGTGAGAGATGGGTGCTCAAACAACTCAATGGGGTAGATCCTGAGTCATGGAATGCTGATCTTGGTAGGTCAGTTCATATCCAAGGAGACTACGCCCCAGGGAGGAATGCCCATATCGCTCAGGTCGCGGCGACCTTGTGGTTAACTAGGACCTTGCATGACAAGGCCTTGGCTCGCCACCAGGGTTTTCGCGATTTGCAGTGATTGGGGTCGACGGGCTAGAGGCAAAAGCAGTGCCTCTAGCTTCTGGACTCCGACTGCTTCCGGTTCCGCGACCCGGACAAAGTCGACGACTGTCTCAGACCTTGTTACTTCCAACACCTCGTGCTCAATTCGTGAATCACGCGTGCTCGGCTAACAACCTTGGACGTGTGATGACCACACGTGTGTTGCAGTACAAGGGCCGAGATCCGATCCTTCCCTCTTCTGAAGCCCTTCACCGACTTAACCTTCGGATAGCTGAGCTATATAGGTCTAGACCTTCTACCGTCTATCCATTAAGTTATGAAGGGTTTCTCAATTGCTATGAAGGCCGACAGCGTACTCGTTACGCCCAAGCCGTCGAGCAGTTGATGCGGTCCACTCTTGAGCCGAAAGATGCGCGAGTTGAAACGTTCATTAAGAACGAGAAATTTGACTGGGCGTTGAAAGGGGAGGAGGCTGATCCTCGAGCAATCCAACCAAGGAAGCCGAAATATTTGGCTGAGGTTGGACGGTGGTTCAAACCTTTGGAGCGAATCATCTACAAGGATCTCAGTAAAAGGTTGTATGGTGAGGGTGCTGAGCCGTGTATCGCCAAAGGCCTAAATGCATTAGAATCTGGAGCGACTTTGAGGCGCAAATGGGAGAAGTTTTCTTCTCCAGTTTGCGTTTCTCTCGACGCTTCCAGGTTCGACCTGCATGTAAGCGTTGGCATGCTAAAGTTCACACACAAGCTATATGACTATTACTGTAAGTCTCCCACTCTCCAGCGCTATCTCAAATGGACACTCCGCAACCATGGCGTCGCCTCCTGCAAAGAATTGTCATATGAGTATGAGGTTGTTGGCCGGAGAATGAGTGGTGACATGGACACTGCATTGGGCAACTGCGTCATTATGTCGATACTTACATGGTTTATGCTTAGTGAACTTGGCATTAAGCATGAATTATTCGATAATGGTGACGATTGTTTGTTCATTTGCGAGTCTCACGACGTCCCCAGCCCCGAGGTAATTACAAACTGGTTTTCGGACTTTGGGTTTGTGGTTAGGTTGGAAGGCGTCACGTCCGTGTTTGAGCGTATTGAGTTTTGCCAAACTTCCCCAGTATGGACTGAGAGGGGTTGGCTGATGTGTAGGAATATTAAGTCATTGAGTAAAGACCTTACGAATGTTAATTCGTGCACGGGCTCCACGATTGAATATACCCACTGGTTGAAAGCAGTGGGAAAGTGCGGGTCAATACTCAATGCTGGTGTACCTATATTTCAGTCCTTTCACAACATGCTGGAAAGGCTTGGCACTAACTCTCGTATTGATCGAGGGGTTTTCTTCAAATCAGGGCTAGTTAATCTCATTCGTGGGATGGACAGGCAGCCTGACGTTGACATCACTACTTCCGCTCGGCTTTCTTTCGAAGTGGCATTCGGGATAACACCCGGGATGCAATTGGCTATTGAACGGTACTATGACTCTGTCATGGGCTCGCTGAGTAAAATAGAAACAACTAAGTGGCCAATTGAACTAAGAAAGGAATACGAACACGGAAGTGAGTGGTACGAGGACTTAGGCGTCCTAGGATGAATAGGGTCATTGGTTTACCGATGATACCTGTTCAGAATAGGATTGCTCGAGCTTCGTTGGTTAGGGTAACTCACATACCTTCTTCCATAACTGGAAAAGGTCGTGTGAGCAACCTAACCAGTTAATGTAGGTGTCTTTCCGTATCTAGTCACGATGGTAAGCAACCCGTTTATCTGTACGGCGCTCACCCGTGGGTAGGAAGGTGAAGGTTTTGTGTCCTTTAGGTCTTGGACAGTCTGCGGGCTTGGGAACGACGCCCCGCTAGCAACGTACTGCTCTCCTACCGGACTGGTAGCTTAATTGTCATCTTGGAGCGATAGCACTGTGGGCCTCACCCTTCGCGCGTTGGACGTGTTGCGTGCCCCCCACAGATTTGTGAAACTCTATGGAGCAGTTCCGCGAGCCAGAAGGGAGGATGGCCGCCTGGCGTAATCCAGGAGCTCTGGGGGGCTTGTACTCAGAGTAGCATTCTGCTTTAGACTGTTAACTTTATGAACCACGCGTGTCACGTGGGGAGAGTTAACAGCGCCC